TCTCACCCGATGAGCAAGACAACACGCCACTGCCATATATCCTCATTCTGGACGAAGGCAAGCAGCCAGCGCAGACGACGAAGGACGACGAGTGGATGCCGAGCCTGTGGCGCGTGGGTGCCGGAGTTGAAGTTGCAGCCATCAGCCCCAACGAAGTAGATGCGCTCATGATGAAGGTGATGCGAGCCATCGCTAACTACATCATCAGCATGACGATTCACGGTGAGGAGTTCCCCTATCTCAACGAGGGATTTCCTCAGACCCAAGGTGTTGCATGGGACTGGATGAAACCCTGCTACTTCGATGTGGCCCACTATCAGTGCGACATAGACTACAACGACGATGAGCAAGAATCTAACTCCGAAATCTGAAGGCGGCAATCTCGCAGTCGTCGATGAACTTCTGAAGAACGGCACAGCCATTCTGAGAGCGAAGACACGCGACGAGTTGGCCGAAATGGTCAATCAGATTCCAGCCGATTGCAAGTACATTGCCGGAGCCGTTGGACGCTCGAAAGACGACGGCACCTTCTCTATTCAAATTGACAAAATTTAAAACATCACGAATATGGCAACACTTAAAGGACAGAACTTCCGCATCTTGACTTACGACACCACTGCCAGTAAGTTCAAGTGCGTGGGCATGGCGACCAACTGTACCGTGACGCTCAACGGCAATTCTGACGATGCAGGAACGAAAGACGATGTGGGAGGTGCTTCTAAGCCAGAAATCACCTCGAAGTCTTGGTCTGTTAGCGTGGAGTCGCTGAACGTGGCTGATGTCGCAGCTATGCTCACCGCCATCAAGTCGATGTCGAAGTTCACACTGATGTGGGACGAGACCTCGACCACCGACAACCAAACGCTGGTAGGCGCAACATTCTCACGCAAGGGCGACGCATATCTCAATGATGCTACCTTCAGCTTCAACGACCGAGAGAATGCCTCTAAATCTCTCCAATTTACCGGTAGCGGCGAGTTGGAGAAGTTTCAGACAACACCAAGCACAGCTTCCGTTGCTGCTGGTTCGTTCACGAAGGGTCAGTTTGTTCGCCTCTTTATTGGCAGCAACAACACCGACACTCCATCTACCGTACTGGCAGCTGCCAAGACGCTCAGTCTGCATGTCAGCCTGACGCTGGAAGATGCCACAACGAAGGACACCGCAGGCGACTGGCAGGTACAGGAGCCAACGGGCTACAGCTACGACATCTCTACCAATGCGCTAATGCGTAGCGGTGAGACCATCACATCGGCTGTAGGTGCCAAGGGCCTGTCAGACATCCAGGACATCTACGAGGCCAGCGCACCCGTGAAGTGGCAGATTGCGAACGTCAGCGGTGACAACAACCGCACCAAGGGCGCTGTCATCGCCAGCGGATCGGCAGTCATTACCTCGCTAACTCTCAATGCAGCCAACAAGACGAACGCCAACTACGACACCCAGCTGTCAGGCTACGGCGAACTGACTGTAGGAGCATAACCCCATCAAGGCCGCTCGCCTGTCTTGCTTTTTCTTTTCAAGCCAGCAGACGGGCGGTTTTTTATCAAATGAACTAAACCCAGAAGAAATCATGATTACCAAAGAGACAACTCTACTTGGCCAGCAGGTAACGCTTGGTTACTGCTACGCCAGCGAAATCAGTTATAAGTTATTAGCAGAGGAAGAGCTGTCGCCATTCCTCAACAGCGTACGCGAGTTTATCGCAAAGAAGCAGGAGGTAATACCCGACGCTCGCAAGACTATCTTCGCCATCCTTGCAGCTACGAATGCCTACTACGAGAGCAAGGGAGAAGAGTGCCCAATTAGCGACAAGCAGCTGATGTACGACGCCACACCCGACGAGCTGGGTGCTGCTCTGGGCATGCTGCTGCTGGCGTGGGCAGAGTTCTACAAGCTGATGCCTGGTGCTGAGGAGAAGAAACCTAAGAAGAAGGCGGGCAAAGGAAAAAACTCATAAACGCTCACGAACTCTATGAGTTGTTCGTGGGCGAGATTGGAATGCCGCGCCGAGAGTTCCTCTACGACATCTGCGGATGGGAGACACGCTGCATCATCAACGGCTACCGCAAGCGCGATAAGCTAAAACATCAACTCATGGCGGAATGTGCCTATGCTGCCATCTACACGATGCGAGACCCCAAGGGCAAGACAGTGGCCGACCTCTTCCCCCAGATATTCGACGACGACGACGAAAACGAAGCTCCACCACTGACGGATGAAGACGCAGCAGACCTCCAGGCGCTCATAGATGCTGAAAACGCAAACATCAAAAGCGAGACCCAACAGTAGGGCCTCGCTTTTTCTTTGGTAAACCTAAACCCCGTTTTTGTTGGAAGCATAAAGGACAAAAACGAAAAATATATGAAATGGTTAAGTATTGACTACATCAAGCAGCACTCGCGCATCGACTTCGACTGTGAGGACAGCTTGCTTGAACTCTATGCAGACTCGGCAGAGGAGACGATTCTGGATATTACGAATCGCACCTACGAGGAGTTGAAGGAGATGGGTGGCGGGCAGATTCCCGCCAAGTTGTATCATGCAGGGTTGCTGCTGGTGGATAACTCGTACCAGAACCGAACCCCATCGAGCATGCAACAGCTCTACACCATCCCATATGGCTTTGACATGCTGGTTAAGAATTACATGAAACTAACATCTGAATAAGAAATGGCAGACATCACAATCCTACAACAGGGCACGGAGGCGAAGTGCTTCGTGAACATTAAGAACGTGGCGATGGAGGACGTGGAGTTCAAGGTGGAACTCATCTACGGCTACCGTCGCACCACCATCGAGATAGACAAGTCGAAGATGTCGCAGGACACCCAGGGCAAGTGGTTCTTCATCTTCGAGACCACCGGCATGGTAGGTGTCATCGTGGCACGCTGCACATGGCTGCTGGGCGACACAGACTGCCCAGACGGAGAGCGTACAAAGGTCAATGAACAGCCTCTATGCTTTGTGGCTTCCACCGCCAGCACACTGTTAGTATGCCCTCCAGGAGCAACGGGCAATCAGCCCGTGGAGTACACCTTCACGGATGCCTCAGACATCAGCAGCGAGTTTGTACGCCTGTGCGACTGCGACGGTCACCCGTTGGCTACGGCTGACGACCTGTACCTCTACGCTCGCGCTGATGTGGCCCAGCAGATTCAGGAGGCACTCGACAACATAGAATCTAATAACGAATAAAACAATACGATCATGGCAGATTTCAGATTGACACAGACCGGTGAGCAGGTGCAGAGCCTGTTGAACCAAATCCCCACAGTGGCCGCAGAAGTGCTGGCTAAGTACACCAAACCCGTGAACGGCATCCCCGACAGCGACTTGACTGAGGCTATTCAGCAGGCGTTGCTGTTGGCCGTTAGTGCTTATCAGAAGCCCAGCGGTGGCATCCCTGCTACCGATCTGACTACAGCAGCGCAGAACCTTCTGACCGCTGCTGGTACGGCATACCAGAAGCCTGGCACGGGCATTCCTTCTACCGACCTCGCAACAGCGGTGCAGAACCTGCTGACGTTGGCAGGCTCGGCATATCAGAAGCCCGCATCGGGTATTCCTTTGACCGACCTTGCTGCCAGCGTGCAGGCTGCTATCAATGCGGCTGCCGGACAGCAGGAGGCCATCACAGCCTTGCAAGGCTCACTGACCAACCACGTCGGAAACTCCGACATCCATGTGACCTTGCAAGACAAGGCAGCGTGGAATGCCAAGCAGACACAGGCACAGGTGGAAGCCATCGTGCTGAGCGCACTGACCAACTACGCCACGAAGAGTCAGGTGTCGAGCGACATTGCCGCTGCACTGGCTGACTATTCAACCACACAGCAGGTGGCTACGGCCATCACGAATGCTCTCGCGGCTTACTATACCAAGACCGCTATTGACACTATCGTGGCTGGATTGCAGACGAAGCTGACATTCGACCAGACTCCTACGCTCAATAGCGCAAACCCTGTGACATCTGAGGGTATTCGTGCGGCTATAGCCAATGCGGTGAATGGTCTGGTCAATAGCACCTATGTTCAGAACGCTATTACGACGGCTCTGGCTAACTACTCGACCACCGCGCAGATCAGCGCGATGATTACCACCGCTCTTACTACCACGCTGGCCAACTACTACACGAAGGCCGAGACGGACACGAAGATTCAGTCTATCGTGGGCACCATTCAGGCGCAAGCGGCTGGTGCTGCTGCGTCGGCGGAGGCGGCTGAGGAGAAGGCTGATGATGCTGCTGCAAGTGCGGCTGCTGCCAACCAGAAGCTCGTTGACCTTGAGACTTACCTGGGCTCGCTCGATCCTGAGAGTGCGGCTTCCGTGGCTGCGGCCTTGGGTCTGCTGACTGAGGAGGTGCATACCAATTACGCCAAGAAGAACGGTTACTACGAGGATATGACCGTGGGTAACGCTAAGAACATCGAGAGCGAGGACATCGTGACGGAGCAGACCACTTTGGGGGTGACTGCCCCGGACTCGGAGATTGGCAACGGGTCGGCGAGGATGCAGACCATCGAGGGTGATGGCATCTCGTGGAGCCAGTTGTACGACAAGAACGCGGGGGGCTCGAGCGTGGCGACGGAGGCCCAGCAGCTGGAGTTCCTGTTCGGCAAGGTGGTGGAGAGATTCTCCAACGGGGCTGGTACTACGCCGATGCCGAGCCTGTTCTTGAGGGAGTTCCTGACGGGGGCGGACCTGACGGGCAGGGTGGCCGTGACGGGCGAAGGATTCGTGCCTGCGGTGACGGAGGAGAACCAGAGCAACTATACGGGTCTTCACTATAAGGTGAGGGCGACGCATGCCGAGGCGGTACAGCGCAGCGGCGAGGAGGGCAGCTACACGTACTCGTCGGCGTTCTTCGTGGGCGGGGCGAACTTCAGCGCATCGGCCAAGAGGAACGTGATTGACATGGCGCTGGCGTTCGGGATTGAAATCCTCAGCGGCACATGGGAAGGCAACTACGTTTACGGCATCCCCACCTCGGCTCCTTCGACGCTGGCTCAGATGTACGGCTGGCTGGGCAGCAAGGTGGGTCTGAGCGACGACTACGACTACAATGGCGGTGAGCTGATTGGCGTGAAGGTGCTCCAGCTGCGCTCGATGCCGGGGGTGAACTTGCTCGACCCGACGAGCGGCGTGGCGCTTTGCCCCTACTATGAGTGGGAGAATGCCGACGGCCTGTATCGCATCGCGGCCAAGAACGGTGCGGTCATCAGCGGTGTGGCGGCTACGGCTCTGGGCGGTCAGCCCGTGGCGGTGGTGGAAGTGACGGCTGGAAGCGTTTACGAGGTGAGCGTGCCGGAAGGCGACGCGGTGGTGTTGCAGGTGACGCTGTCGAGCGGTAGCCTGGCGGACTGCGCCTGCTGGCAGGTGTGGGACGACAGCACGCCAAGCGACGAGGTTGGCGGGTACTCGCGGAGTGTGCTGAGCCTGGAGGTCGGCAGGGTGTATGGTAAGCTGAACGGAGAGGGGGAGTATGTGAAGTGCTTCGCGGATGGAGTGATGCGTCGAGGATGGGTGGGTAATGTTACTTATGCTGACATTATCGACATCCCAGACAATAGTGCAATCGTCAAGGCCGGAAGAATTGCTGACATCGGAACATTAACAATGAATGGATACAACGCCGACAATGGACTTTTGACAATCAATATTCCGAGAGAGCTCAATGCTTATATGGATAATCTCAATAGAGGTCTGATGTCAAAACGATTTGCCGGGTATCCGTCGAGAGGTTCATTCCCTTCGAGTGATGGATGGTTTATGCTCCGCAATAATCTCATATATCTTCGTGAGCACGGTCATCAAGCAGCACCATCGCAGTCAGATAACTGGGTAAGTGGTATAGAATTATTCTATCCTCTCGCCACTCCCGCCGTTTATTCCGACTTAATGTACGACACCCGCCCCGACACCACCGTCGGCGAGCCCGTCCTCGTCCCCCTCTCCACCTACTTCCCCGGCACCTACCAAGTCGGAAACACCGGCGTGACCATGCAGGCGCAGAACTGGGACGACCAGACGCAGCGCTTCGCCGGCACGCCCCAGAGCGCAGCCGCCCAGACCAGCAGCGTGATGCCCGGAAATGCGGCCGAACTGCTCAGGAGCCTCACTCAGATGAACATCCTCGACGGCTGGGTGAGCCCCGACCAGTTCCACGCCCACCAGTCCGCCACCGTGCAGGCCCTGAACGCCATGGCCACAGCGAACCAGCTGAGCGGCCAGTTCACCCTCACCCCGCAGGACGACGTGGCATACTCTAATGAGTAACGGTTCATGGCTCACGGTTCTTTGCCAGCCGCTCGGCGACGATAGGAGACGCTTGCCTAAGCAAGAAAGCGCACAAGTTCTTCGACGAGCGAAGCGACAAAGTCGATTACTTCGACGAGCGAAGCGACAAAGTCGATTACTTCGACGAGCGAAGCGACAAAGTCGATTACGAGCGCATGGTTAGCCCAGAGCCGTGAGCCAATTATCAAGAATTTTAGAATTTGAGAATTAAAATAAAGTAAATTATGAATTTCAAATTAGACATTTCAACAGATTCAAAGGATGCGAACATCAAGGATAAGTGTCTCGCAGCCGTACAGGAAGTCCTCGAAAAGGACGGTGAGTATTTCGGTGCTGGTTATGCTACCGAAGAAGAGGGCGCAGGTTTGGTAAAGGCTGCTCCCGTGGTTTCAGAACAGCAAGAAAGAGAGCGTAAGATTGTCATTGAAGGCATGATGAACTTCTCTTTCGGCAAGAATGGTCAAGGTCTCACGGATGAACTCATCCAAATAGGCGAATTGGTCAAGACACTCTCAAAAGACAATCACATCTACATTGAAGATTCCTTCATTGATGCTTGTGATGATGTCTATGACCTCAAGTTCCACATTACTCCCCATGAGGAGAACAAGTGGATGATGGAGAAAAACGCATTTGGGAACAATGAAAAGTAAACGACAATGGAACACATCATCATCACAGTATCCGCAGACGGCCGCAAGTGCCACCTGAAACCCGAATCCGGCCACATGCTCCAGCGCGGCGTCTGCCCCAACCTCTACTCGGAGGCCGACGGCGTAAAGAACACGCAGCGCGAGCTCAGCCAGTGGCGAGCCGTGGCCGTGTAAGAGGTACGAAGGATTGTCACATGACAATTCGGAAAGAAAAGGGAGCCCCACATCGGGGCTCCTTTTTTTTGTTATTTTACATCCAAGTGAATGACACCCCCGCAATGCGGACATACAAGGCGCGTGTGGCTTTGCTCGAATAGGTCTGGTATATCCACACCCAAGGCATCAGCAAGCCGCTCCAGCGTGTCGTAATCAGGCCGTCCACGATGCAGCAGCCTACTGAGTGCCACGGGCGAGATACCCATCGCACGGGCAACATCCTTCTGAGTCATGCCCTGCTGCTTTCTTATAGCTTCTATGTTTAACATACAGCGGCAACGATTTTTGAAGAATTATACATCGGTATTAAAGAAAAGTCGGAAATCCCGATTTTACCATACACCCTGATAAGCATCGTCCCATGTCGAGTTGAGGGAGAGTGTCATGGCGCCCCCAGCACTGAAAAGCGGGCCAGTATATTCAGAGACGCGGTTCGCCTTCAGGGGAACAGCAGAGAGACTGGCAGTGCCAAGAATGGTGTCGTCAGCCTTCTTGCAGTTGAACGACACATCAGTCTGCCACTCATCAGAGGTAGAGAAACCGAAGATGGAGGCATCAACCCCACTCTTGCCGATATTGTTGGCAGGGATATTGATAACAATCGGCTGACTGCTGGCAGCGGCAACAGGATTGCCAGTGATGTAGTTGATGCCGTAGTACCACGTAGCGGGGGCAATATTCAACGTGGCAGCTCCCGTGGGTATGGCATCCTCGATGACGAGCTTCAACTTGGTAACAACGCGATCCAGCGTCACAGCGCGATTACCATTCGAGGTAGAGACCACGCTGACCTCGTAGTCCTTATAAAAAGTGTCGAGCACTTTCGTGAATGTAAGCGTGTGGGCATCGGTATCGAGCGCAGCACCCTGACTGCGAGAGGCTATGACATAGACGTGGTGGTTGCCATAAGCGAGGTTCATTGCAGGCTGACCGAAGGCCTCGTCGGTACTCGTCTGGTGGAGTTGCTGGATGAGCTGGTCGCCCATGTAGTCGAGTACCCATACATCCGTGAGGTCTTTGCCATCGGCCGAGAGGTAGCCACGGGTAACGGGCTTCCAATCATTCGAGAAGTCGCCCTTCAGCGTAAACGTGAACTTCTTAGTGGGTAGCGGCTCGCCGTTGGCATCGGTAGGCACCGCCACCTGCTCGGTATTGGCCATCGCCGGTTCATCAAGGTTTAGTGGTTTTTCGCACGCGGTCATCAGGCAGACCGCAAGAGCCATGATAGTTAGTTTTTTCATTGTTTAAAAGGTTTAATAGTTCAATCGGAATGCAAAAGTAATATTTTTTCTTTTTATTTGTACAATATATCAGGAAAAATGTTTATATTTGCGGCAAAATAACCAATAAAACGATAAGACTATGAAGAAATTATTATTTTTTCTGCTGACAGTCATCAGCATGACAGCAGCCGCCCAGACCATCGAGACACTACAGAGAGTTGACGTGCCAGGCGACGAACTGCTGGGTACAAAACCAATGACAGCGTGGAACTCAGAGCATGTCACATTTGGTACTACCACTATTATGGGAATCACGCTGCGAAGTATCAACCTGCACGATGCACCGAGCATCTTCACGGCACCGACGAAGACGCGCCTCGGCTATTACACAGACAATGACAGCCTGGTGTGGATGATAAACGGCTTTATGGGAGAACTTAGCCAGAACGCCCAGCGTGTGTCACTCACCTATGGTTACGTCAAGGATAGCATCGAGCATGTGAAAGTACAAAAGATAAAGGGAAAAATATCCTATCAAATGAAGCCAGACAGCATCATCAAGCATTTAGAGAATGGCGGGTACATCCGCATAGTATCACCACTCTACGACGGTTCACTCTTCGATGTCAGATGCCGACTACCAAGAAAGGAACAATGAACAGAAAAGCGAAAGGTCAATCCTTCGCTTTTTTCTTTTTCTCCAACTTCTCCGCCACCATATCGAAGTCATCATACACGTCTTTTGCCAGCACCTTGGCATACCGCTGCGTCTGGGTGATATTGGTATGCCCCATCATTCGGCTCACATTCTCTATCTTCGCACCCTGTGAGAGCATCCATGTGCCAAAGGTATGGCGCCCCATGTGCGAGTGCAGGCGCTCAATACCAATGACCATGCCGATGGCCTTCAGCAGCTGGTTGTACTTCTGATTATTCATGATGGGCACGTGCCAGTCGTACTTCTTCAGCACCTCCACCACAGGCGGCAGCAGCATCGAGACGTAAGGCACTCCTGTCTTTACACGCTCACCAATGAACTTCCACTTACCATCCACTTCGCGGTACTGGGTAGCATCGAACCGCTGCGTGTCTATGTAGGCCAGCCCCGTGTACATCTGGAAAATGAACAGGTCACGAGCCATATCCACCTGCGAGCCTGGCACCGGCTCAATATCCAATATCTTCTGCATCTGCTCCTCCGTCAGATACTCCGTCGTCTCGCGCTTCGTATGCTTGAACTCACCACGCAGCCGGTCGTATGGATTCGCGTCAATTTTCCCTATCTTCAGCGCACGGTTCAGCATAGCCCGCAGGCTCTTATGGTATGCCGACACGCCAGTATCACCCATCTTGCGAGGCTCCATGCCAGCCCGAAGCTGGTTCTCCGACAAATGCACATCCTGCTGGTGCAGCCAAGCGTCGAAGTCGTAGATAGCTTCCACCGACAAGTCCTGCCAGCGCGTAATCTTGCCGTATTCCAGCATCTTATTGCAAAGCGTGTAATATTTCATGCGGGTGCCCTTCGACAGGCTCAACGTCTTCGCACGCTCCTTGATCCAATCCACCAGACTGGTATCATCGACACCATCCTGAGCCACGCCAAGGCTCCACACCTTGCGTCTGATGTCCGCCACGTCAATCTCTTTGCGTTCATCTAAGCACCTGTTCACCTCCTGTTCTACGAGCGTCGCAATCGTGCGCAGCCGCTCGTTCAGTATGTCCGCATCGTGCGTATCTTTCGTGTCCTTTATCGTGCCAGCCACGAACCTATTTTTACACACGCGCACGCCCGTATTAATATAGTAAGGTTTGCGGTTAATAGTCACACGAACCTCCACAGGGCCATCCTCACCCTTCCGAGTCCTGCCCCTATGGTCATATACTAAAGATAAAGTTATCATGTCCTATTGGTTTTATCTGTTTTATGTACTTCGTTTCCCCATTCCCCGCATATTTTGGGAAACAGCGGGGAAACATTTGGCTATCTTTTCGCACCGAAATCCACCAATATCCACCAATTTCCACTTCCGCATACTTTCCAGACTTCCGTCCGAAACCTTCACACCCACTGGGATTGCGCCTATTTTCACACCTTTCCCATATTTTCGTGTGTGGAGCTGGAGGGAAATGAATAGATATTGGGGGGACATCTGTATTCATGGGCCTCGCAAGCTATTCATTAACGTTTATTTATTATTATGGGGAAACATTTGATCGGCGTTTGTCTTCGGCGACACCTACGGGGAAAGGGTAGTCGGACATGTTGTGGGTGTCGATTACACGGCGGAGCTCTGCTATTCGGTGCAGGCGCTCCTCAGCGAGTTGTGAGAGATCTGCGATGCGGTCGTCTTTCGCCTGGATGATGTCATCCTTGGCTGCGAGCTCGCGCTTCAGGGAGGCGATGGTCTCGTCGGACTTTGCCAGCAGCGCATTGATGTAACTTGAGAAGTCAACATTGGATGATGGCGTGGGCTGATCCTGTGGTTTTGATTTTTCAGCGAACTTGTCGCCTGTACCATTGAGCAGCCATTCGAGCGAGAATACTTCTCCAGTGGACTGCTGGAACTTTATAACGAAATCCTCATCCCATTTCATTTGTATGCGTTTCATTCCGTTACTAAATGCAACCTCGCTGATTCCCATTTTCTCGGCAATGTCCTTCTGAAGCATCCCTTTGTTTTGTTTCAGCCATTGTACGGCTTGTTTCATTCTAATATGTAGTGGTGAGATAACTGGCATAATTAAATCTTATTTATTAAAATAACTTAAAAATTAAAGCGAATTAAAGCGAGTTTAAAATATCTTTTGTATCTTTGCTGCCGTAAGTAAGTAAACAACCAACGACAAGGCATGAAAATAGCCGTCAGACGGAAGGCCGTCTTTTCACAAGCGGATAACCGCCTAAGCAACCACACTGGGCAAGAGGGTTGGATTGCAAATATACGGCTTTTTCTGCCAAGTTGGTTAAAAGTAAGTAAACTATTAAGTAATTTTAATAAATTATGATTAAGCAAAAAGTAGGCAGAAATGACTGGAAATCGCTGAAGGTTGGCGAGACTGGTGTCTTCACTCTCCCTGATGAGAGAGCCATTGAGAGTGCTCGCGTAGCAGCAATGGACGTGAAGAAGTACGAGCATTATGAGTTCGAGCGTATCAAGGTGGCAGAGCCATTGACTATTGCATACAAGCGCATTAAGTAAGCTATGACACAGGCACAACTGGAGGCGAAGATTCTGGCAACGGTATGGAAGGCCATGACAACCATCAATGAGCGATGGGTGACGGCTGATGTATTGTGCCAGCACGTCGGGACATTGACGCCCAGGTTCCTGAAGGACCACGGGCAGATGTTCAACCGCACCCGTGTCGAGTGGGACGAGAACGGCAGACACGTCGCCTCCAGGGAGTGGCTCTATCCGCTGAATGAAATCAAGCAGATGATTGCGGATGGGAGGATCAAGGAGCTGAAGAATGATGTCGCTATCAAATAGCGACGGAAAGAACGAGACAAGGGAGTGGCTGTCGCAGCAGCCGTCGTAGGAAGATAACTGATGGACATATCGGGCTTTTAGCCGGAAGTTATCGACAACGGTTCAAATCCGTTGACTCCCACAAAGTGCATGGAAAAGCGCAAGCGAACGGCACGACTAACAGGAAGTAGGCACGCTCTTCTACGTGTAGAAGAAGACGGATGCGCTCACAGGTCGGAGCGGAGGCAGCAAAGTGGCACGAATATCAGGGAATGACATCCTGAGAAAGTGGATGGGTAGCACGAAAGCATGCGGGAAAGTCGTAGTATGCGGTGCCGTCAAAAGGACATTAATGCGGCCACCACTATGTGTGCATGTCTAAAGCCATTAACGCAGATAGGTGTCCGCTATAACTTAAAACAATACGACTATGAAGAAGAGATTTGCAGAATGGATGGGTAGGAACAACATGACGTTCAGTGCCATTTGCGGTGATACGTTCACAAATGCCGAGGTGGTGTACACACACCTGGGCCTGGTGGCTTTCTTTATCCTGATGGGAATAGTAGGTAACTAACTCTATATGAAATTATGGAAATAAAAGGAATTATTAAGCAGCGTACCAACTCACAGAGTGGTACCAGTGAGCGCACTGGTAATCAGTGGCGCACAGATGAGTATTTGGTAGTCATTCCAGGTCAGTATGAGAAGAGAATCAACTTCGAGGTCAGAGGTGTTGAGCGATGTCGTCAGTGGGAGCAATTCGTGGAGGGTATGCCCGACAAGAATGCACCGGTTTTGATTAAGTTTGAAATCAATGCCAGGGAGCACGACGGTAGATGGTTTAACAGCGTAGAGGCGTGGGACATCGCAATCACATCATGGTAACAGAAGGATATTTCAGCGAATGGTGGCCTACGGAGGTCACCATTCATAATTCATGAGACTATGACAAAGGAAGAGCGACGAGAGTATGACCGCAAGTATTACCGTGAACATAGAAAGAAAATATTGACAGGTCAGAGTGAACGACGCGGAAGATACTCTGTTCCTCGTCAGTTACAATCTCACGGTTATTACCGGCAAAAATCAATAGAGGCAGCTTATGAACAGCGAAGAAAACAAAATACCACTACCAGGAGCGGAGGATGCGAAACCGCTGCCACCTGACTTCCTGAAGGACGACAAGTGGTTTGAAGAGGATGTGAGCGGGCTGTGGCTCGACTTCACGAAGCCCTACCGACCTCCACATTGGACGCTCTCACACGACGGCACACCATTTGCCAAGCTGGGCGACCTTCACGTCATATCAGGTAAGGCCGGACACGGTAAGACCTCGCTGATGTCGCAATTCATGGCGACGCTGCTGAAGGGAGAGTTCGGGCACATCCGATGCGAACTGGAACAGCAGCCCGCAGTGCTCTACATCGACACAGAGCAGTCGGAGGACGACACCATCGCCATCAAGAACCGCGTGCTGACGCTGACGGGTGACCCAATCAGCAAGCCTCACGACCGCTTCAAGATTGTGCGACTGCGCGACACTGAGGATGCTGCTGAGCGTTGGCGACAAATCTTGAAGGTGATCTACGAGGTGAAGCAACTGTGGCAGGACATTCCGACGGTGGTCTTCCTGGACGGTATGCTCGACATTGTGAATGACTACAACGACCAGAAGGAGTGCCAGCCAATCATCCGCAAGTGCATGATGCTGGTGACGCATTACAACATGTCGATGTGGTCTGTGCTCCACGAGAACCCAATGGCCGACAAGATGGTTGGAACCTTGGGCTCTATCCTTCAGCGCAAGGTGACTGAAGCATTCAGCGTCAAGAAGCACAAGCACGAGAAGGACAAGTACCCGAATATGCCGGACATCTGGTTCGAGGTGCAACAGCCCAAGGCTCGCGGTAAGGATCAAGAAGACTGGGCATTCCAAGTGCTGAGTGCTGAGTCTTGGGGTGTACCTGTCGAGATTGAGCCCGACGGCACTCGTGCTTTTGACTTCAAGGAAATCGCATTCATGAAGGAAGCCGACGAGCGACTGAAGGCATACAACTGGACGTCATCAGGTGCCACATATACAGACCTGGAACGATACCTCAGAAAGAGCGTGAGCGGACGGCGTGCCGGTGATCTGATAAACATTGCCAACGAAAAAGGCATCATCTATAAGAGTGACAATAAGAAATACCACTACAACGGCCTGAAGGAACTACCAAAGGACAATACCCAGGATTTGCCGTTCCCAATGCCTGATAATGATTGATTTTCTCCGCTTAGCCCTTCACCCCACACCCCCACCCCCTATTATATAGGGGGATGGGGTGTGGAGGACTCAGGAGCCAGCGGGCGACGCGCGTATGTGCGCACGTTTTTGTTTCACAGATATATTTTTTCATCATGCCAAAAATCAGCGACGATATTATCAGGGCGGTGACGGATGCTGCCAGGATTGAGGATGTGGTGGGCGACTTTGTCAACCTGCGCAGGTCTGGCGTGAATATGACAGGCATTTGCCCATTCCACGACGACCAGAACGACGGCAACTTCATTGTCAGGCCCAGCACCATCGACGCAAAGAACCACGGCAACACATACCGCTGCTTCGTCTGCGATGCAAAGGGTGGTCCCGTTCAGTTCCTGATGAATGCGGAGCGGATGACGTTCCCTGATGCGATCCGATGGCTTGGAAAGAAATACTCGATACCTGTGGACGACGTGCCAGTGAATTGGACACCGCCACCGCCACGACCTACCCCACCGCCACCGAATCCGATGGACCCAATGCCAAGGGAGCTGGTGAAATCGACGATGAACGATGCCACCAGTCAGAACATCTTCGTATATTGGTTGCAACAGTTGCCGTGGAGCGACGAGCAGCGGGCAAGATTGCAAAACACCATGTGGCAATACTGCCTTGGCGGATGGAGCGACGGGCGCGTGGTGTTCTGGCTGATAGACCATACCGGAAAGCCTTGCACCGCCAAACTGATGAAGTTCTACCCGATGGGACACCCAAAGTTCGGGCACCGCGACAAGGATAGCCACCCAGGATGGATGCACAACCAACAAGGACTGCGAGACATCTACAAGCCCAACGAACACTTGGTTGAGAAGCCGCTGTTCGGTGCCCACCTGCTGAAGCGATACCCGAATGCGGTTATCAACGTAGTGGAGTCTGAGAAGACAGCACTGGTGATGGCCAACTACTACGGCTGTCCTGAACAGCAACTGTGGTTGGCGTGCGGTGGTCTGAAGTTCCTACAACTGGAGAGTATGCAACCGCTGATTGACCAAGGACGGACGGTGTGGCTGTGGCCAGACAGGGATGGTGTTGACGACTGGCAGAAGGTGGCCGACAAGCTGGGCTCAGAGAAAGTGCAAGTGTACACACGATTCTTTGACACCTGTTGGCGAGACGAAGATGGCGAGAAGGCTGACGCTGCCGACATTGCCATCCGAATGATGAGAACTGGCGACAAGCCACGACGGGAACCAGAGCAGGCCACGACCGCTAAGAGTCAAGAGACAGTTCTACCCCTCGGAGATGAACTACCTCTGGAACCTGTCGAATGGTACGGCGACGAGCCATTCATTGACCCTGAAGAGTTGGCCGATCCACGGCTACGACTATGGCGAGAAACATTGAGGAAAATATATAATTTTAACAAGAGCAAACAATGAACGACGACAAGTACAAAAACGTATCATCGAAGCTGTCGCAATATTCCATCGAGCGGCTGACGCGCATAGCCCATAAGAAGAACATGAGCATCTACACGCTCATTCAGATGGTATGCGACACGATTATCCGATACATGGACGACCGCCACAACCTGTCGGAAGAGATAGAGCGGGCAATGGCTATCTTCGAGCACATGACTGGTTGGGCTGACGCGCTGAACCTGGCAGACCCTACGGTCAACAAGGAGGTGGCGCAAGCGGTGTACATATTCCAGGATGCTGACGGCGAGAAGAAAGGCTTCAGGGCGACGATGGTCAACAAGCCATTCTTCAATCAGTGGAGTCAGACTGATAATGTGATGGACATCTTCGAGCGCATCTTCAACATCTGTATGCCCGAATTGTATATGAAGCTGTTCCGTGCTCGTATCATCTTAGGTTGCGAACGGGTGAGTGAGGTTATCAATATGCTGGCCGATGCCGAGGTCATCATGCATCTGAATGGTGAGCTGCGCCAAGAGTTCGAGGACGCGGCCCGTGCTGATAATGGAAAAGACTACGGTTACGGCAAGAAGGCTAAGGGCCTACAGCACCGCACGCCTGACAGTCTCGCCACCGACCAACGCATCCACTTCGATGACTGGGAGGGTGAGCATAGACAGACCGACCTACAACCACCAGA